CTGGGCCGAGGTGCCCCCGACCGCGACCTGCTGGTTGGTCCGGTTCGGCTCGGAGCCGACCGGGATGATCCGGCCCTGCGCGTCGGCGCTGAGTCGGGAGTACTCCGTTACATCCAAGATAGCCATGTGTCAGATCCTTCGTCAAATACCTTTCCCATCGGGGGACGCTTTTTCCTTGAAGAGCAGCTCAGACATATGTAGCTCTTTCTTGGTCCTGTCGTTGATCGCGGTCTGTGCGAGCATCGCCTTGACCTGCGCGATGCTCGTCTTCTCCGCCTGCGCCATCTTCATGACCTGCAGATCGTGTTCGAGCTGGAGCTGCAGCATGCGCAGCCGCCGGTTCTCGACCTCGCTCTCGCGCATCACTTCGGTCTCGGTCGCCCTGTTCTGCGCCACCGCCTCGGCCTGCTTCAGCCGGGCCTCGGCGTTGATCTGGGCCGCCGCGATGCGCGGATCCTGCTGCTCCGCCGCAGCCTGCATGTTCTGCTCGATCCTCTCGTCGGGCAGCATCACATCCTTCGGGTCGATGTACTGCGCCTGCAGCGCCTTCTCGAACAGCTTCTTGGAGTCGACCATCGGAGCGAAGGCCGGGTTCGCCGCCGCCGCCAGCAGGTTCAGGATCGCCTGGTTCTGGACGTCCCGCGTGACCAGCGCTGTCGAGCCGCGGGCGTCCACCTGGAAGTCCCCCTTGATCTCGTCCTTGTCCGAGTAGGCCATGTTGTAGTCGTAGTACCGACGCACATGCTTCTTCGTCACGTAGTCGTCGTACTGCTTGACCAGCCTCTTCAGCACCACGTTGGCGCTGTTCATCAGCAGTTGCATGCCGCCGACCGTGCTGGGCGCGCTGCCCTGCTCTCCGGTCACCATCGTCGGCACGCTGCTGCTCTGGTCGCCGAGCTTCTCGGCCAGTTCGATGATCCCTGCCAGCTCTGCCTGGTGGCTCGCGAACTCGACCGCGAAGAAGGCCTGCCTGGGGTCCGCGGTCTCGTCGAGCAGGTCCCAGAACTTGAAGGGCCGCAGCGACCATTGCCCGTCCGCCGGCCGCACCAGTCGCCGATTGGTGACGATCTGGGGGCCCGCCGTGACACCCGAATTATCCATCATCTGGCGCCACGCGGCGTTGACGACAGATTGTTCCGCACGCATCAGGTACGGCACCCCGTAGCCGCGGCACGAGCCCTGCACCTTCTCCCACGGGAAGAAGTCGTAGGGCAGGTCCCCTCCTTCGAGCGGATTCAGATAGGCCCGGACCACGGTGTCGTTGACCATCTCGACGCAGCCCGAGATCACCGCCAACGGGTCCTCGTCCACCTCGACCCCGACCAGTTCCAGGTCCTCCCTGCTCATCTCCCCCCAGTAGATCCAGTGGCAGAAGTACTGGTCCTCCTCGGTGCCGTCCCGGTCCGCGTCGGTGCGGATCTGGTCGTACAGGACCGCGTTGCGCTTCGGCCCCTCCTCGATCACCTTCAACATCTGCTCGCGGATGTAGCCCGGCTGCCGCGCCAACTCGCGCACCCTCTTGGCGGTGAGCTTCTGCAGCTCGAAGATCCCGGCCCCGTTCTGCACGTCGTCGCCGCAGGCAGGGTCCTCCCACACCATGCGGGGCTCCACCCGGAACGAGGCCGGCTTCAACTCCTCGACCACCATCAGGACCTGAGCGTGCTCCCCGTTCGGGTCGGCCACCTCGCGCCACGCGCGCCGGGTGCGCTCGACCACCATCGGCCCCTTGACGACGCCGGTGCCCATGACCGCGGCGTCGTGGATCATCTTGCGCTGCTCGCCGATCCAGTCGCACTCCACGAACTGGTCGTCGATCTCGCGGGTCATCGCCTCGGCCGCGGTGGCCGCCACCCGCTCCGAAGCCCGGGCGACCTCCTTCTTCATCAGTGGCCGGCCCGCCTGCGGGTCGTCGGTGATCGCGCCGGTCTCGTCGACCAGCACCGGCTGCCCCGTCATCGGGTCGACCAAGGCATCCTCACTGCGCAGGGCCATCGCGCCTGTGGGATCTGGGGTCGGCTTGATACCCCAGTTCTTGTCGTCGGTGGGCAGCAGGATGTCGGCCAGCCTGGCCTCGGCCGCGTTCGCTTTCTGTCGGGTGACGCCGACGAAGACGGTCGAGCGGGTCGGCTTCGCGTCGCGCACCGTGACCGGGTACCCCTGCTGGACCGAGTCCATCATCGAGGATGCCATCCGCGAGGCCGCGTCCTCCATGTGGTACTGCGCCAGGTCCTGCTCGACACGCTTGTCCCACCCCGTCGCCGCCCGGGCCCGGATCCACTTGTCGCGGGTCGCGGCCAGGGTGGCTCCGAACATCTGCAGGCGCTCGTCGCGCACGAGCTGCTCCGCCTCGTCCGCGTCGTCTTCCTGCTTCAGTTCGGTCTGGTCTTCGTCCATGTCGTGTCCATTGAAGGTGCCGGCTGCTCCCTAACCCAGGCCGGCGGCTGGGTCACCTGTCCGCGGGGAAGCTCACGGTGCCCCACCAGGGCAATTGCGGTTCTCTCATCAGTAGCCCGCCAGCGGATCGAGCACACCGAACGACGGGGCCTGCGCTTGCATGAAAGACGGGAACGCCTTCCTCGGGTCGTACTCCGCCGGGATCTGCGCCTTGCGCAGCATCATCTGCGCGTACCTTGTCGCACTGAGCAGGTCGTCCCCGAGCTTGACGATCTGCCCGTCCTTGCGATGCAGCAGGCGCATCTCCTCGAACCAATCTGCCAGGTGCGAGAACACACGGAACCTGCGGGTCTGCATGCGCATCAGCATCTCGGCGTAACCGGCCTCGACGCTGTTCCCCCCGGGCTTGCCCTCGGTCGTCGGTGCGAACTGCGCGCGCTCGGCCAGGGTGTTGATCCCGAAGTCCTTGAACATCTTGATGATCTGGGTCCCCGCGACCCGATCCCGCTGCAGCGCGTCGTGCGGCCACGCCCACGGCATCTTTGCGTACCCCTTGCCGAGGATCAGCATCGCCTGTTCCGCGATCGTCTTGCCCTTCAGCCGCCACGCATCGGTGACGTAGACCGTGTCGCTGTCACGATCGTGCGCGAGAACAACGAACGCGGCCGGGTGGTCCATCCCCAGATCGAGCCCCCCGATGCGCGCCCAGTGCTCCGGGATCGGGATCGGTTCGCAGGAAATCTGCGCTTCCGCGACCGGGAAGACGGCGCCGCTCCCGAGCATCGGCAATCCGCGCGCACGCGCGTCACGCTCGTGCTCCGGCCACGCCGCGATCATCGCCGCGCGCTGCTCGGGCGTGTAGTGCAGCGCGTCCTCCAGGGTCATGTTGACCGTGACGGTCCCCGGAGGCTTCTCCTGCAGGAAGCGGCGCACCACCTTCGACATGCCAAGCAGCGGGGTGAACGTCGACCACACCGGGCCCGCCGTCACGCTGGTCCGCGTCAGCCCCTCGCTGTACACGTCCTCCGGCGGCTCTTCGTCGAAGACGACGAAATCGACGGTGTCCGCCTGCCAGCGGCTGCGACCCTGCTCGTACGAGGTGAGCATGAGTACGCTCTCCCCGCCGTACTCACTCTTGACCGTGATCGACGCGACACCATCGGGCACCCCGGGCCTTGGGGTCGTTCGGATCAGGTGGCTCTTCGGGATCGAGCCAGTGCCCCACTCGCTCTGCTTCTCCGGCGCCCCGAGTATCAACCGCTGCATGCCCTTCTTGAGCAGCTCGGCCGTCTCCGAGCCGACGATGCCCCTCACCGGCCGGTGGAACTTGTGACCGGCCCACCACTCGGGGTACAGGCCCGTCAGGTGAATCGCGATCTCGGCCGCAGACGAGAGCGACTTTCCGCTGTTGTGCGTGACGATGAACCCATCGCAGATATACAGGCGCGACGGGTGGCTGATCGTGATGCAGCGTGCCGGCGCCCGCCCGACAAGACGCGCCCCCTCCCACACATGGTCGAAGGACACCGCTCTCGCATCCGCCCCCGGTCGCACGACCTTGCGGGGCAGCCGGCACGGGTCTAGACCTTCCGGGAGCCGGATTCCGACCGAGTACCCCGGCAGACACGGCCGCTCCTCCCCCGTCTTCGGGTGACGGTACGTCGTGCGCCCGAGCGACAAGATCCGCGCATGTCCCCCGAGCGATCGGGCCATGAAGGCCACGTCGTCGGCCAGGCCACGCGACGAAGTGTGGAACGTGTGCCGCACGGCGGCCTTACCCACACGGCGCGCGTTGCCGTCGGAGTCCATCAGCCCCTGCAGCACCTGAAGCCTCTGCTCCGGCGACGACAGCAGGTACGCCTGAGGAACCCTCTTCTCCTCGCTTCTCTTGCCCCGCAGCCCGAGCCCGTCGAGCGCGTCCATCAGGTCGTTGCGACGCCCGCGCCCCTGGTGCTTCGTCGTGATCCTCCAGTCGCTGCGATGCGCCCCCGCGGACTGCACCAACATGCAGGTCGACGGCATCAGACCCCTGACCTGGTCCAGAATGAAATCGTCGTTGCTGCTGATCTGCACGTAGGCCGACGTGAAACACCCGTCTCCGAGGAGCAGCCCCAGCAGGTAGGGCGCCACGGGAAGCTCACGACGCTCGAACTGCACAACCCCGCAGCCGGGCGTCCTGGGCTTCGTTCGGCGGGACAACACCTGCAGTGTCGTCTCGACAGAATAACTGTCCCGCTTGGCCGAGCGGACAGGCCAGAGGTGGTCGTCGGTGCACGGAACCTTCAGGTTCCCCCTATCGAAAGACACCTCGTAAATGTCGCGCTCCCCCAGGTCTGTGACCCCCGTCACAACGCAAGCGGACCCGTCGCCGGCGATGATCGGGGACCCCACCTCCAGGTCTCCGATCGCCCGCCACCCGTCGGGGGTCAGCACCCTGAAGTCGAGCGGGTGCCCCTGGTTCGATGCGACCAGCGCCCTTTCGCGATGGGTGGCGCCCAGCGCGTGGAACTCCTTCTGCTTCGGGTACGGCTTGTAGTTCTGCAGCCAGTTCTCGCGTTGCCGGCGATCGCGCAGCTCCAGGAGCTGGAGCAGCTCCAGCTTCTCGTCGGGCGTCAGGTGCTCGATGCCCACGTCAGATCCCGGTCCCGCACGCCTTCACGTTGTCGATGTCCAGGACCACCACCCCGGTGCCGCTGACCACCAGCTCGATGTGCGACACCCCGGAACGCCCGTCACACCGGTACCCCAGGACGAGGAACTCGACCCCGGTCGGCGTCGGGGCCGGGGCCGGGGCCGCGTCCGCAGCGCCGAAGGTGGCGATCCCGAGGATCCCCAGGAGCGGCCACACCAGCAGCGCCGCCACGATCCCCGCCAGTGCGACGCTGCTGCGCTTCACAGCTTCCCCTTCGCCTCGCGGGCCATGAGGGCCTCCAGGCGCCGCTCGATCTGCTCGTCGGTCAGCTCCGGCTCCTTCACGGTGACCTCGATCGCCTTCAGCTTCGGCCGCGTGTACTGCAGCAGCTCGGTCAGGAGCCTGGCCTCGGTGTCCGTGTCCAGGGCCGGGCGGGTCACCGGCTCCCCGGTCTCGGCGTCGATCACCACGTTGCCGTTGCGATCGATCACCTTCTCCTTGCGGGTCAGGATCTCCCCCAGCCGGTCGGCCGGGTCCAGCCCGTAGCGGGCGAGCACCTCGCCGACGGCGGCCAGGTTCATCCCGGCCCTGCCGCGCGCCGCCCGGCCCCCCGGCCCGTGCGCGATCTGAGTGGTCGTCCCCTGGTCCGCGACGTCGTCGTAGAGCCCGAGCGTCGCCATCCGAGGCACGTCCCCGACCGTCTCCAAGAGGCCCGCGCGCCGGCGGTGCTTGACCGAAGAGAAGCTCGTCACACCTTGCCCCCCACGACGCCGCCGGTGAAGCCCTGAACGGGCTTGCCGGCCTTGTGGCTGCACTCGGCCGGGCGCGCGACGACGGGCGCCACCGGGGCCGGCTTGCCGCCCCGCAGCGGCACAGCCAGGCTGTCCTGGCGCCCCGGTGACGTGTTCATCATCTGCATCCCAATGTCCCTTCACTCTGCTGGGGTACTCCCCCAGAACCGCCCGAACCGTGTGTCCCCCCTATATGGGAACCCACGCGCGGGGCCCCGGCCGCGTTCCGGGCGTGGCGGGGGGTCAAAGCCTAG